TCCTGTTGGGTCAAGATATATTGGCCAAGAATCACCACCAAGATTTAACGTAGTAGATATTTCACATGAATACCTATCTTTGTGTCTGTGTAAGATGTCTCCATTTTTATATATTCTTGCATAGGAATAAGTAGGACTTAGTTTAATACCAGTGTGTTTTTCCATAACAGGTTTTACTTCTTGTAATAAAGTTTCCATAGCTATGTCACTATAATGTGAATAAGTATTTGGAACTTGTTCATCATTCCAAACGCCCCAGTATTCTGTAAATGGTGATATGTATTTAGTATCAAATAAAAAACTAGCAACACTTCTTTTATTTAAAAAATATTTGTAAACAAATGCAGCTAACTCAGGAGAAATAGCTTTTTTTAACACTGTATATTTATTTTTTTTAAACGACATTTAATACTCCTTTGGGTATAGCTTGACAGTTAAAATGTATAAATCTAAAAGTATCATAACCCATATCAACAACATATTGATGAGGTAAATATGATGGAAAAAATATTATTCTGCCTGGTTTAATTTTATAATTAATTTGTGAAGATGCATATGTTATTTTTGTTTTATCTTTTTCTGGTAACAAGTTCATAAGATTACCTGGTCTTGGATCTTCAAATACAGGTAAAGATGTTTTGTCACTACATTTTAAAAAATAAAAACCAGACATATGTCCGTTCCAATGTGCGTGTAAAGAATGATGTCCTGCACCTTTTTTAGCAAATTCCTGCACCCATAATTCCATAGTGTAAACTTTAAAATTTGTTAAATCAAAACCCATCTCTCCAAGTAAGTTATGAGAAGTTGCTCCTACATAATTTTGTAGTTCTAAAAAATCAGGAACATTAACTAAAGAAATTGAATGAAACACATTACCCATATCACCTTTGTTACCAAATTTTTTATTACGTTTATCAATAATTGGTTTTAATCTTTTTTTAGCTTCTTCAATATATTTATCAGATGTTTTATTTAATGAGTCTACAAAGCTTGGTTCATCAGCAAACCATAGAGGTGTTGAAAAATATTGTTCTAATTTAAGTTTTTTAGGATAATTTTTTATTTTTTGTTTTTTCATATTTTATTAAAAATAGTTAAAGTTTACTGTTACTCTTCTTTTACGATTATCACATGAACTACTTGCATGAAGAACACTTGGATCAAATAAAACGGCTCTGTTAGCTTTTGCTTCTACTGTTTTATCTTTAAAATAAATAGGACCATTATTATTATTTATATAAAACAAACATCCTTTATGTTTAAAAGGGTAGTCACTGTGATATTCATTTTTTTCTGCTTTGTGTGTGTGACAATAATTATTTGCTTTTATTCTTATAATACTTTTACACTCTAGTTTTTCAATAACCGGTAGCCACATGTTAAACCAATCACTAATAACACCAGGTTCTCTATAAAAAGTATGAGTAAAATAAAATTTATTATCAGGATCTCTTGTCATAAAATCATTATAGTACCAAGGAAAATTATCTCCTAAAATAATATTTTTAATATTATTAAATACTTCTTTTTCTAAAAAATTATCTACTACTTGAATGGCCATCCTAAATTCCACATTACTAAACTATGTCTGGTTCCTTTTTTAACTGGACACACTCTATGCCACACAAATCCAGGAAATACAACCAAGGATCCTTTAGGTAATATTTCTTTACACTTTCTAATGTTTGGTTTTTTATCAGGGTCTAAGTTCCTGAAATCAAATTCTAATTCACCACCTTTATATTTTTTAGGAGTAGATAAAGTTACTGTAACAGATAACTTTCTGATTTTACCATTTTGTGGATCCTGTGGTTTATTTTTATTAAAATAAGGTCTATCCCAACCATCACAATGCCAATCATAATATTGACCTTTTTCATATTTTGTAAACTGACAAGATTCAGACCAATCCCATTGAAAATTCCATCCTGCATTTTTATTTGCTTTATCAACATATGGTTGTATTTCTTTATAAATCCATTTATCATTCATCCAAACAATATTAGAATCTCTTTTCTTTTTTAAATCTTTAACTTGTTTATTATTTAATTTTCTTGCACCTAATCCACCAGTGACTGCCATTTGATCTTGAAGTTGTTTACCATATCTTACAATGTCATCACAAATACGATTTGGAATTGCTGATTTAAAATACCAATAATAATTTTCTACGTTCATATCTCTTTATGAACAAAATATAACATCTAATAAATGATTGTCAATATTATACTTCTGGTGCTACGAAAGTACCTGATACTGTAAACGTAGCAGTTTTTGTGCTACCTGGTGCACATGCTATAGCATTTGTACAAGGTGTAACTGATGCACAAATAGCATTTGGATATCTTAAAATAACTACACCTGAACCACCATTACCTGAAGGACTACAATTAGCGCCTGATGATTCACCATTACTTCCACCACCACCACCTCTATTTGTAGTTCCATGATTAGCTGGTCCCGCAGAAGTTGAACCATTTCCTGGTACACCTGCTCCTCCAGTTCCGCAAGGAGATGCTGCTCCCGCTGTTCCTGGATTATAAGCTCCACCTCCACCACCACCAGCATATGATAAAGCTGAACCTGAAACTGAATGTGGACTACCGACACCACCTCCACCGGCAGGTCCACCAGAAAGTGGTCCAGGAGCTGGTGAACAACCACCTACTCCGCCGTGACCGCCTCCGCCACCTCCGGCATATGATCCTCCGGAACCAGAAGCCGTTCCTCCATTATTACCTTGTGGTCCTCCATCGGCTGCTGAAACAGGAGGGGTATTACCCGATCCATAACCGGTACTTGTTCCACCTGATCCTGATCCACCCGGAGTTCCGGCTGGATTTGGTCCAGGTGCACAACCAATTGATCCACCACCGGTTGCAGTTTTACAAATTAAAGCTAAGGCTCCCGCACCACTTACTATAGTAGTATCAACACCACTAGCACCGGATGCTGCTGGCCCTGTACCACCTGGACCACCCCCTCCAATTGTTATAGTATATGTTCCAACATCAAAACCGATTCCAGCTGCACAAGAATTACAATATGAGTAAATCAAACCTCCTGCTCCACCACCACCAGTAATTGCACCAGCGCCTCCACCACCACCGGCAACCATTAAATAATCTGCTGTAAATGGATTAGGCGCAACACCTCCTCCAGAACCAAATCCTAAAACTTGATAGCCAAAACCTTTTGTTTTCTTTGATTGTATATCTGTTGAACCTTTGCCTCCAACACCACCTTGAAGAACATTTAATTTATGGTCTCTCATATCTAAATACCTTATGCGTCGTTAGCAGCGTCTGTAGTATAAAATAATTTAATTCCTAATACTCGTGCTTCACCTGTAAAGGTATCACTACCGTCAGCTGCATCCCTATATAATTGAAAAAAACATTGATCATCGTCAGCAGGAGATCCTGCAAGTGTCATTGCAGAACTAACTGCAGTCATCTGTACATCTTCTACAGTTCCAATCCCAGCATCTGTTACTTCTATAGCGGTTCCAAAAACTGCATCAGCTGTATCGCCTTCAGTACATGCTAATCCTTGAAGACCAAAAATACAGTTTCCTGTATTCGTACTACTTGGACTCCAAAAAACTTGATAGGTTACTGTTCCTAA